CACCTTTAAACGTCTTGCGCCTAGCATCATCTACGGAGCAACAAACTCTGTCCTAAAGAGTGTCTCTGTGTCTACTGACATCAATTCAGCGATCGCACAGCAGCAGATCATCGAGTTTGGAAAGTCATCGTTCTTGAACAACGTGAAGGCAGACGAGTCATCTGACGTCAATGAAGTTACTCTGTTCCCAGGATCTGTCACTATCAACATGATCGGGATGCCTATCATCGAGCGAGGTCAAGAAGTCTTCCTTGACCTGGGTACGGGCACGACGCTCGATGCACTCTACTACGTCACCTCAGTGAAGCACGACTTCAGACCAGGTGATTTCACGACGAACCTGTCTCTGATCTACAAGGGTCAAGGCTCGATCTCAAGTCTCAAGACGATGATCGAGAACTACAACAAGACACTGAAGAAACCTGACCAGGCAGCACCACCCACCCCGACTCCAACAAGTTCTCATCCAGATCAGCTGACTTCTTATCGTGACTTCCAGCAATTAAAAAACGATAGTAAAATCTAAAACCGTTCAATAGAATCGTCGTATGACGTCTATTCTAATCGATGGAAGTTATCTTGGAATGCCACAGCACGTCGCTGTCGATCGATCAGGGACTTGCTCGCTGCTGTCTGATCCAGATGATGCAGTCTGGAAGTGGTCGGACGTCTGTGCACACAACAGTCTGCGACACTTGGCGCTGGGTACGGGCACTGCAGTCGCAAACCAGCCACCCACTTCACATGCCAAGTCGTGGGAAGCGCTCGGCGTCACACCACCCTGGGTCCACGCCTTACCTCCTCATGTCTTTAAGAAATGGCTCCAGAGGTTCTCTGCTGATCTCCTAGACCTTTGTGATAAATGGGCTGACAGTTACTATGGACGTGAGTATCAAGTTCAACAGAGATTACTGCAGAAGCTTCGGCAGCCCGTCGTTAGTGATGATCTCATTAAGACAGCAGGCGATGAGAAGCTGTCTCACTTCATGTCTGAAGACGGACGACACGCACCGAAGTCTGTGTATGACATCTGGTCTTCGACGACGGGTCGCATGTCGATCTGCAGCGGACCCAACATCTTGACGCTAGATCGTCAACACCGCAAGATCTTCAAGAGCAGATACACAGGAGGCGTCATCCTCCAGATTGACTTTACGTCGCTGGAGCCGTGCACAGCACTTGCAATGCAAGGAAAAGCCTTCGACGGAGATGCATACACGTGGGCAGCAGGGAAAGTTGATGTCGAAGCACCCAGAGACGTCTTGAAAGTTGCAGTTATGTCAGCGCTCTACGGAATGTCACCGTCAAACTTTGCCAAGAAGTTTGAGAACATTCCACATGCAAACGATCTGCTCTTCCAGGTGCGAGACGCATTTGGAGTCGATAGGATGACTAAGCAGCTTCGAGAGCAGCTCGACGCTGTAGGACACATCACAAACTACTACGGCAGGGTGATCAAGTGCGACAAGAAATCACCACTAGTCTCTTACAGCGTCCAGTCGACCGCAGTCGACGTCGTCTGTCAGGGGTTCACGGCACTGCTAGAGGAGTTTGAGCGTGATAAATGGGACGTCACACCGCTTTACCTCATCCACGACGCGTTGATGATCGATGTCTCACCATCACACATTGAGTCGCTTCGCGGACGTGTGGCAGCAGGTGTCTGGATACCGACAATGTCGTGTACAATGCCCCTCAAGTTGAAGACAATAGATGCATGAGCAACGATAACATCGAAAGCAACTACAATATTTTCGTCAAACTTACACAAAAATGCGGAGCTCGCAGTGAGGCTTTGATGCATCTCATCGACCAGCTCGGCGAACGACTAGCAATTTGTCCTGCTCATGACCGACGTGAACGATCAACTGCAAAACCTGGTGGGCTGATTGAGCACAGTCTCAATGTGGTCAAGACCATGCGGGCAATTGAGACTGCAACTGCCTTCGGCGTCGACCCTGAGAGTATGATCCTCGTAGGACTCTACCACGACATCGGTAAGGTGGGTGATCTAACGACAGACTACTATCTCGAGCAGACGTCAGACTGGCACCGTGACAAGGCAGGAATCCTCTACACGTACAATCCTGCAATGCTCAAGATGCCACACGCTCATCGATCTCTTGCACTTCTGCAAGCTGCAGGAGTGACTCTGACGACAGACGAGTGGGTGGCGATCGCATCAGCGCAGGGTCCCTCGCTAGATGAGAACAAGTTCTACGTGGGTGGCGAGACACCGCTCACTCTACTTACACAGACAGCAGTTCGGATAATCTCGCAAAAAGAGAAGGTAAGTGATACATAGTAGATGTGAGTAAGTCGCAAGAACCAAAATCAGGTTGGTATTCCGGTCGCACAACGGGCATCCCCGTAGCCGGTGCTATCGGAGGCGGGGATGATTTCGCGCAGAGAATAGCCAAGCCATATATACCAGGGCGACCCTCACAAGGTGGTATGAGCACAAGTGCTGATACCACCTTTTCACTTTCGATGGGAAACACAGTTCCAGATCCGCAGGACGAAGATCTAGATGGTTTCAACATCGACAGCATCACGACAGACAAGCTGGCAGGACCAAGAAGGTTGCCGAGGTGGTTTAAGTTGAATAAGAAGCAGTACTTCCAGCGACCCCTGAGCGAGATGCTTGAAAATGACACCGACGTTCTACCTCACGAGGAGCTGGAAGCTGACCTCGAGGAGTTCTCCGGTGTCGGCGCAATTGCAGGCTATGTCGAGCCGCTTCACGGTCCAGGCGGACCGGCTCAATCACGTCGGGATTTCTACAAGCGGATGGCTAAGCCATACGGCGCGAAGTATTTGGAAGATCCACTGAAGGTTGCAAAAGCGCGTCCATAGTTATAAAATGAAGCGTTGAATCGTACGATATCTTCGCTTCCCTTCTACGAAAAAGAATCATCTTTCTTTTAGAAGTTAAGCATTAATCATTAATCATTAGGATAAGACAACATGGCTATCAATTTCGACGCACTGCGTAAGCGTCTTGACAATCTGTCTGGAAACAACAAGAAGAGCTCTGCCTCCTGGAAGCCCAAGGAGGGTGAGGAGTACACGATTCGACTCCTTAGCTTCCCAAACAACGAGGGTCAGCCATTCAAGGAGCTCTGGTTCTACTACAACATCGGTAACAATCCAGGCCTTCTCGCTCCTTACCAGTTCGGCAAGGCAGATCCCATCCAGGACCTGATCCAGAAGCTCCGCGACGAGGGCACCAAGGAGTCCTACGAGCTCGCCAAGAAGCTCTATCCTAAGATGCGCTGCTACGCTCCTGTCGTCGTCCGAGGCGAGGAGGACAAGGGTGTGCAGATCTGGGCATTCGGCAAGCAGGTCTACCAGACGCTCCTCGGGATCATGCTCGATGAGGACTACGGTGACATCACCGATCCTGAGAGCGGTCGAGATGTGAAGGTCAAGTGCTACAAGCTGCCAGGTAAGAAGTTTGCTGAGACCGAGGTCATGCCTCGCGGTAAGGCGTCAACTCTCTCATCAAATGCAGGAACTGCCAAGCAGTGGCTCACAAACGTCCCAGACGTCTCAAAGATGTTTGAGCTCAAGTCATCTGATGAGCTGACCAAGATCGTCAATGACTGGATCAACGGTGGCATGCAGGACGGTGACGGCACCACACGCGGCGGCCCAACAACCGATGACGACTCTGACACTGGCACAACGACCACAGTGTCTGCTTCCAAGACAACTGCAGTCCAGAACACGAATACCACGAAGAAAAGTGGCAACTACTCATCTATCGACGACGCTTTCGAAGATCTGATGGGCGACTGATCAACTGACTTGATTTAACAGGACGTGGGTTGTAAATCTGACTCACGTCCTGTTATAGTATTCATAGGAGGCAAAATGGCAAGAATTGCTAAGGAAAAGAAAGGTGGCGACGAACTTGGCGGTGATTTTACCGCTGAGCTCATCTCATCGCTCAACAAAGAAAACGGCTCTCGAATTGCTTATAACCTTGCAGAGGACGAGTCGCCCACACACGTGAAAAGTTGGGTGTCAACTGGGTCCACACTGCTTGATTACATCATCTCCAACCGCAAAAATGGTGGGCTTCCCGTCGGCCGCATCATCGAGATCTTTGGTCCACCATCGATCGGTAAGTCACACATCGCAACACAGATCGCACGTTCGACCCAACAGATGGGTGGAATTGCAGTCTACATCGACACAGAGAATGCGACATCTGTAGAGAATCTGCAGGCGCTCGGCGTCGACGTCACTAGACGTTTTGTCTACGTCGACACGCACTGCACTGAGGACGTCTTTGACACGGCAGAGAAGACGATCCTGAAGGCGAAGGCGATGCAGAAAGATGTGCCCATCACCATCATCTGGGACTCTGTCGCAGCTTCTTCGCCTAAAGCAGAGCTGCTAGGTGACTATGACAAGGAAACCATCGGCCTTCAGGCGCGTGCAATCTCCAAGGGCATGCGCAAGATCACGGGCGTCATCGGTGACCAGAACGTGCTGATGATCTGTCTAAATCAGATTCGCACAAAGATCGGTGTCCTGCACGGTGATCCAACAACTGTCCCGGGTGGTGAATTGCTTGCCTCCCATGCATGGGCTTAAACTGCTAATTCATCCCGTGAATTGCTGGAAAACCCTTAGAGCTTGATCACCACAACGTAGCGAGTAATTGCAAGCGTGACGGTTTGAAAAGATTAAGATTGGGCAATCAGCAGCCAAGCTTCCTGGTGACAGGTTGAAGGTTCAGAGACTAGAAAAAGTAATCTTGTGTATAGGCATCCCTTTACATGACATCATTTGAAGATGAAGGAGGCACAATGCAAGAAGAAATTTCCACGAGCGCGGGACAAAAATTTAATTGTGAAATATGTGGCAAGAAGTTCAAAGCAATAACGAATACGCACCTAAAAAGACATGGAATAACTGAATCAGAATACAAAGAGAGCTTTCCACATTCTCAGCTCGGTGATTTTTCAAGATTTAATACTTGGAGATCATCTGAAGAAAATAAGCATCACTTAAAAGAGAACGCTAAAATGGTTTATTCAAATACTATGCTACTAGAGAAAAAAAGAGAAGCACGACGTGCTGCTTGCTCTAGGTCTGAGTATTTAGAAAAGCTTTCTAAGATCTCTAAAAAGAATGCCAAGACAGAAAAGATGCAAGCTGTCTATGCCTGTGCAAAAGATCGTGTAAGCAAAAGAATGAGAATGTCGAATTTTGAAAGGTGGAAAGAAAGATTCGGAGAAGAAGAAGCAAGAAATCTACTTGAGTCATGGTCTAAAAAAGTAAAGATCCCAAGCATTTCAAAAAACACGCTTCCTGAGAGATATTTCATGAGCATGTTGAACGAGCTAAAGATTCATGCTATCCAGCAGTATCCAGCGCTTGGCTTTGTTTGTGATTTCTACGTTCCAGATTACAACGTCATAGTTGAAATCGATGGAGACTTTTGGCATGCTAACCCGAATAGATTTTCTGCATTCGATCTGGTCGGTCCCAAGAGAATGAAAGCACAAGAGGTCTGGGACCGTGATTTGAAAAAAAGAAATGCTCTTGAGAAAGAAGGATACAGAGTAATTCGTTATTGGGCATCTGAACTTAAGAATACCACGTCGCAAAGAATTTTTGAAGATATAGTCCAATCCTCAAAGAAACTTGAGGTGCCATTATGATGGCAATTCCATTCCATGCGTCAGTTCGTCTGAAGCTGGGTGCAGGTCAGCAGATCCAGAACAAGAACGGTGACGTCATCGGTATCAACGTCTCTGCCAAGACCATCAAGAATAAGGTGTCACCACCATTCCGAATGGCCAACTTCCAGATCCACTTTGGTAAGGGTATCGTCGAGCACGAGGAGATCTTTGACGTCCTCCGCGACGCAGGTGAGCGTCAGGTCGGCAATAAGATCATCTGTGTGTCAGGTGATGGTGCCTGGAAGGTCTTCACAGTGACTGATGCTGACAAGGGTCAAGTGATCATCGAGAAGAAGTTTCACAAGGCAGAGTTTGGTGAGCTTCTGAGGAATGCTGAGTACAAGACATTCTTAGAAGATCTGATCGAGGCAGTCATGATCAGATCAGGCACAGACACAGATCTGACGTCAGCTGACGGCGAGGACAATGAGTGACCTAAGTCGCTCTCAGACGGTGCTGCTGGTAGATGCAATGGGCCTCTACCTGCGGCACTTTGTCGCTCACCCTGCGATGGGTAAAGACGGACAGCATGTCGGCGGCGTCGTCGGCTTCCTCCTCGATCTAAAGCGAATCGTAGAGCGGTTTAAGCCGAACCCAATCTACGTCGTCTGGGAGGGGGGAGGAAGCCCTCGTCGTAGATCGATCTACAAAGACTACAAGAGCCACCGTCGACCTGAACGTCTCAATAGGTTCTACGAGAACGACATCCCCAACACGGTCAGTGATAGAAACAACCAGGTCAAGATCCTGGTCAAATTGCTCAAGATGACGCCCGTCTGTCAGATCTACGTCCCAGACTGTGAAGCAGATGACGTCATCGGGTACATGGCACGCTACCACTGTAAAGATGCACTAAAAATCATCTTATCAGCAGATAAAGACTACTACCAGCTTATCTCTGACGGTGCCATCATCTACTCACCGACATGGAAGAAACTTGTGCAAGAAGCAGACGTTCTCGAGCGCTTCGGCGTCCACCCAGTCAACTTCTCTCTAGCAAAGTCAGTGTGTGGAGATGACTCAGACAACATACCCGGCGTCGACGGTGTAGGTTTCAAGACGCTTGCTAAGAGATTCCCGACGTTTGCAGGAGACGATTCTATCACAATAGAGCAACTGCTGTCAGAATCACGCGCGAAAGTAGAGAGCGGGTCGAAGGTACAAGCATACCATCACATTGCCGAGAATGAGGTGCTGATCAGGAGAAACTGGTCACTTGTCAATCTTGACACGGCAAATCTTGCAGCATACCAGATTGAGAGAATCAATGGTATCTGTGATACTTTTAAGCCCTCACGCAATAAGATTGAGTTCATACGGGCCCTCCTACAGGAAGGCATACAGACCTTTAACGTTGATCAGTTCTTCCTAGCACTATCACACATCCAAACAGGGTAACATGCAAGATCCGCACTTTAAGCAGTACGGGAAGCAGTTTCAGGAGAAAATCTTCCAGGGACTGCTGACTGACAGATCATGGGCGACACAAATGATTGAGATCATGTCACCCAGCTTCTTTGAGCTGAAGTATCTACAGTTTCTGACACAGCGATACTTCGACTACTACCAGAAGTACAAGGATTTTCCTACTCTAAGCTTGCTTGTCACGATCATTCGTGACGACCTTAAGGAAGGAAAAGACGTCGTCCTCCGCGACCAGATCGTAGAGTTCCTGCAGCGCATTCGCGTCAACCCAGACATGGGTGATGTCCAGTACGTCAAGGATAAGACACTTGACTTCTGTAAGAAGCAGGCGATGAAGGAGGCGCTCGAGAAGGCTGTTGAGATGATTGCGACTGACAATCTGGATTCTGTCATGGATCTCATGAAGAATGCGCTGTCAGCAGGCACACCTGCAGCGATCGGTCATGACTTCTTTGAGGACACTGAAGCAAGATTCGTCAAGACACGACGCTTGACTTGCCCGACTGGTCTTACGCAGATCGATGCGCAAGACATCCTCAACGGCGGTCTAGGAAGAGGCGAAATTGGTGTAGTTGTGGCGAATACGGGCGTCGGAAAGTCACATTTTCTTGTTCAAATGGGTGCTGAGGCGTTGCGTGTAGGCAAAAACGTCGTTCACTATACATTTGAACTGTCTGAGACAGCTGTTGGTCTTCGTTACGACTCGAATCTTTGTGAGATCCCCAGCGGTGACGTAATTGATCGCAAAGATGAAGTCATGGAGTTCTACAAGAACAACCAGCTTGGTCGTCTGATCATCAAGGAATACCCAACAGGAACAGCATCAGTTCAAACACTTCGAAATCATATTGAGAAGCTACTTCTGAAGTCGTTCGTACCAAGCATTATTATTATCGATTATGCAGACATCATGAAGTCATCACGAAAGTTTGACTCTCTTAGGCACGAATTGAAGCTTGTTTATGAAGAATTGAGAAATTTTGCAATGGATCTCAATGTTCCTATCTGGACAGCATCACAATCAAATCGTGAAGGATCAAACTCAGAGATCGTTGGTCTTGAGAACATGTCTGAGGCATACGGTAAAGCGATGGTCGCTGACGTTGTTCTCTCGATTTCTAGAAAGCCTAATGAAAAAGCAACGGGAGCAGGACGAATCTTTGTTGCAAAGAATCGTGCAGGTCGAGATGGCGTTCTATTTCCAATGCATATTGACACATCAATGTCAAGATTTAAGCTTATAGACTCTAATGAGTTATCTGTCGACGATGTCGTCAAGGCAGATGGATCAAGCATGAAGAAGCTTCTCAAGGAGAAGTGGGAAGAGATTAACGGTAAGTGATCATTGTGTATTGTAAGGAAAGGAGTCTTAAATGTCTTTGAATGAGAGCGTGGTTGACTACTTCGGTGGCGACGATCTTGCTGCAGATGTTTTCAACAAGTATGCATTGCGTGATGTCAATGGTAATCGTATTGAGAATCTCCCGACAGAGACTTTCAGACGACTTGCTAAGGAGTTTGCACGGATCGAGGCCAAGTACCCGAACCCAATGTCAGAAGATTCTATCTTCGAGCTGCTAGACGGTTTTAAGAAAGTCGTCCCACAGGGTTCACCCCTATCAGGTATTGGTAATCCTCACCAGCTGCAGTCTCTATCAAACTGCTTTGTTATTGATCAGCCACACGACTCCTACGGCGGCATCCTCTTTGCCGACCAGGAACAGGTCCAGATCATGAAGCGACGCGGCGGGGTCGGTATGGATGTGTCAAAGATCCGTCCCAAAGGACAGCCCACCACGAACGCAGCACGCACAACTGATGGCATCGGCGTCTTCATGGAGCGCTTCAGTAACTCCACACGTGAGGTCGCGCAGGGCGGACGCCGTGGGGCTCTCATGCTCACCATCGACTGTCGACACCCAGAGATCGAGACTTTCATCGACATCAAGCGTGACCTGAAGAAGGTGACGGGAGCGAACATCTCGATCCGCTTCACCGACGAGTTCATGCAGGCTGTAGAGCACAACCAGAGCTTCTGTCTCCGGTGGCCAGTTGAGGCACACCCAGAAGATGCTGAGATCGTGAAGATGGTCGATGCAAAGCAGGTCTGGGACAAGTTTGTGGATGCAGCGTGGGCAGCAGCAGAGCCCGGTGCACTCTTCTGGGACACAGTGGTCAACCAGGGCGTCGTCGACTGCTACCGCGATGTGGGTTATAAGACGATCTCTACGAATCCATGCGTGACAGGTGACACAGAGGTCATGGTCGCGGATGGTCGTGGGTTCGTCGCTATCAAGACACTCGCGGACGAAGGAAACGACGTGCCCGTCTTTGCATGTGATGAAGGTGGCAAGCTTGTCATCAAGACCATGAGAAATCCGCGCGTCACTGGAAAGAACGCGCAGATCTATCGTGTGACCGTCGAGGGTGGACACTCGTTCCGAGCAACTGGCAATCACAAGATGATCATGCGTGACGGAAGCGAGCGCGAGGTCAAGGACCTGATCGCAGGTGATTCTCTCTGGATCTCTCATCATGTCAATGGCAAGTTCAATGAGGCAATGCCCGGGCTTCGAGCGTCAACGTCCCAGGATTACAGCTGGATTCGAAGCGGTGGAAATCGAACCTGGAAGTCTGCTCACCGCATCATGTGGGAACATTTCAACGGCAAAAAGATTGGAAAGGACGAGGTCATTCATCATGCTGACTTCAACTCTCTCAACAATCATCCCAGCAATCTCGTGCTGATGAGTAAGGAAGACCATGATCGCTTCCACGCTGATCTGATCAAGGGTGAGAACAATCCGATCTTCAAGATCAAGGCAGATCCTGTCAGGTTCGCTGAATATTCTGAAAAAATGTCTAAGTCAGTGGGAGGAATGAACAATCCTCGTGCCTATGAAGTGTCAAATGATTCGATCATCGACGCCATCGCGAAGCTGACGATTAACATCAATCGACGCGTGACCCGTTCGGACTGGACAGACTTTGCCAAGGAGAACAATTTCCCAATCTTCCTGAATGACTTTAGGCTAGATGGTAAGAGCTTCTCTGAAGTTTGCTATGAAATCGCAATTTTCTGTGGTATCAACTCTGACATCTGTGACATGGATCCTCGTGTAGCGCGTCGAGCGCTGCACGCAGAGTCCGAGGGCTATCGCTGGCAAGTTGCTAGTGGTGATCTTCACGTAGAAAAGACGTGTGAGTGGTGTAAGACCCCATTCTGGTCAGAATACGATAAGCGTGAAGTTTCTTTCTGCGGTCATTCTTGTGCCAACAAGTATGCAAACCGTCGTGCAGGTAAGAACCAACGCAGATCTTCAACACTGAGAGCAATGCATGCTTCAAATGGTGAAAAGAAGCGTCAGGAGCAACTTGAAGTATTCACATCACTTCGCAGCACACTAGGAAGAGTTCCACTTGCTCAAGAGTGGGAGACGGCTTGTAAAAAATCAGGATGCTCATCTCGAACAGGAACGCAGCACGGATTTGCGTCGTGGAGCGAACTTAAGACTGCTGCTGAGAGTTTCAATCACCGAGTAGTTTCAGTCGAGCTTGCAGGAAATGAAGATGTCTACAATGGAACTGTCGACGATGTTCACACTTTCTGCTTCAGAGTCGGAAGTGAAGAGATTGAGAGATTCAGAAACAAAGCTGATCTGATTCTTGCGAGTCGTCAATGCGGAGAGATACCCCTCAGCCCCTATGACTCCTGCCGGCTAATGGTTGTCAACCTCACGTCGTTCGTCCTTAATCCTTTCACATCGAATGCGAAGTTCGACTACGACAGTTTCATCTCTGTCGTCGGTAAGGCACAGCGACTCATGGATGACCTTGTCGATCTCGAGGTTGAGTGTGTTGATCGCATTCTTGAGAAGATTGAGAACGACCCGCAGCCTGCTAGCGTGAAGCAGATCGAGCGTGATCTGTGGAACAAGATCAGAAATGCAGGTCTCAACGGGCGTAGAACAGGCCTGGGCATCACGGGCCTCGGGGACACGCTAGCAGGTCTCAATATCCGTTATGGATCGCAGCTCTCCATCGAGATGACTGAGGCGATCTATCAACACCTCGCAATGGGTGCCCACCGGTCATCCTGCCAGCTCGCAGCAGAGCGCGGTGCGTTCCCTGTGTTTGACTACAGCAAGGAGAAGGATCATCCTTACCTTGCACGTGTCATGAGTGCTTGCGGAACTGAGACTATCAACATGTGGCAGACCACGGGCCGACGCAACATTGCGCTGACGACCACGGCACCTGTCGGTTCGATCTCTTGCCTCACACAGACAACATCAGGCATCGAGCCCGCATTCCTCCTCTCCTACAAGCGCCGCCGCAAGATCACTCAGGGTGACACTAAGTCAGTTGCTGACTACGTGGATCCAATGGGCGACAAGTGGCAGGAATACACTGTCTACCACCACTGGTTCAAGAAGTGGATGGACGTCACGGGCAAGTCTGATCCCAAGGAGAGCCCATACTGGGGAGGCACTGCCAACGACATCGACTGGGAGAAGTCTGTCGAGATCCAGGCAGCAGCTCAAAAGTGGATCGACCACAGCATCAGCAAGACGTGCAACCTTCCAAATGCAGCCACAAAGGAGACTGTCAACAACGTCTACGTGAAGGCATGGAAGATGGGTTGCAAGGGATTCACAGTCTATCGAGACGGTTGCAGGACAGGAGTTCTAGTCTCAACGGAAGAGAAGAAAGAGGAGAAGCCCAAGGCAGCAGATACGCATCCCAAGCGCCCCAAAGAGCTGCCATGTGACATTCACCGTGTCAACGTGAAGGATGAGTCAGGCAAGGCACAGTCGTGGATGGTGCTAGTGGGTCTCAAGGACGGTGCGCCATACGAAGTCTTCAGTGGGCTTGCAAACCACATCGTTGTACCTAAGAAGACAAAGTCAGGTACCATGGTCAAGAACGGAAAGGTGAACGGACTCTCGACGTACAACCTTCGTGTTCCCGTCGGTGCTGATGATGAGATCCTCTTCAAGGACGTTGCGAACCTCTTTGCAAATCCAACGCAGGGTGCGTTCTCTAGGACGATCTCTCTGGCGCTTCGACACGGCGTGCCCGTCAACTTCGTGGTGGACCAGCTCCAGAAAGATAAGGACTCTGACATGTTCACCTACGCCCGGTGCATCGCACGAGTCCTCAAGAGCTACATCCCAGACGGCACGAAGTCGACCACGGAGAAGAAGTGTAAGGAGTGCGGCAGCGACCAGGTCTTCTACATGGAAGGTTGCCTGACGTGCAGTTCTTGCGGCTCGTCAAAATGCTCATGATGTAACACACAAGAACAGCTAATCTAACATGCCGCCTTCGGGCGGCATTTTTTATGTAAACAAAGCATTAATGAGGTAGAATAACAACATGAACATCATCACACGCGTTTCTCCCCTAGTTAAAGAGTGCGAACTTCGGTCCGGTCCAGTCGTGATTCGAGTCAACAAGTTTGACGAAGATTCTGCGAAGGAGTTCGTGCAGCATATGTCACTGGCCCAGTCGACAGGACAGTCAGTCATCCCAATCGTGATCGACTCCTACGGTGGTGAGGTCTACTCACTCATGACGATGATCGATGCGATCAAGTCATCACGCGTTCCAGTTGCGACCGTCGTCGAGGGCAAGGCAATGTCTTGCGGTGCTGTCCTTGCCACATGCGGCGCGCAGGGTATGCGGTACGCATCACCACACTCCACGATCATGATCCACGAGGTTGCAAGCGGCAATCGAGGCAAGGTCGAGGAGATCAAGGCAGACGCTAAGGAGACTGATCGCCTCAACGAGAAGATCCTCAAGATCATGGCAGAGAACATCGGCAAGGATGAGTCTTTCTTCCTCGATGAGATCCACAACAAGAAGCACGCAGACTGGTACCTTGAGCCTGAGGAGGCCAAGGAGATCGGCATCGTCAATCACGTCCGCATTCCAGAGATGATCCTGACTGTCGATGTGAAGTACAAGTTTGAGTGAGGTAAATGTGAAAACTTTTGTTGCAGAGTACATCTGGGTCGACGGCTCAGAGCCCACACAGAAGCTTAGAAGTAAGACTAAGATCTTTGCTTACGATCTAAGCGCAGGCGATTTTGGCATCACCAGCATCCCGCACTGGACCTTTGACGGATCTTCGACGGGTCAAGCCACAGGTGATAAGAGCGATTGTGTCCTAGTCCCAGTCAGATTCATCTTTGATCCAACACGAGAGAAGAACCACGAGCGCATTCACATTCTTGTCCTGTGTGAAGTGTTCAATGCTGATGGGTCGCCTCACACGACAAACACACGTGCTGCACTCCGTGACGTTGCTGCAAAGACGCTTGATCACGAGCCTCTCTTTGGCATCGAGCAGGAGTACACCATGTTCAAGGAGGGACGCCCACTAGGATGGCCCACTGGTGGTTACCCGCCCCAGCAGGGACCCTTCTACTGCGGTGTCGGTGCTGATGAAGTCTTCGGACGTGAGCTTGTCGAGGATCACATGTCTGCATGTCTCGACTCTCGCCTCTTTCTCTGCGGCATCAACGCTGAGGTGATGCCAGGACAGTGGGAGTTCCAGGTTGGAACTGCAGATGCTCTGACTGTGTCAGATCACCTCATCTTTGCTCGCTGGATCCTCTATCGTCTTGGTGAGAAGCACGGCATCACTGTGAAGCTGGATCCCAAGCCTGTGGCAGAGCTCAACGGAGCAGGTGCACACACGAACTTCTCGACAAAGGAGATGCGCGAGGAAGGCGGCATGTCAGCGATCGAACAGGCATGTGAGAAACTAAAGGTGACACATGCATGGCACATCGCAAACTACGGGCATGGAATCGAGCAGCGTCTGACAGGTCACCATGAGACTTGCTCATACCGCGACTTCCGATGGGGAGTCAGTGATCGAGGTGCATCGATCAGGATCCCTCTTCACGTGGCACAAGCAGGCTGTGGTTACCTCGAGGACCGTCGTCCCTGCGCGAATGTCGATCCTTACGTGGTCACTCGCCTCCTACTTGAGACGGTCTGTGGTGTAAGTTGAGCTCGGCGAAGGTAGAGCTGCTTGTTAAAGTAGTCTCATGGAGATTTTTCTCCATGCTCTATGGTTTTACGATACTTTACCTTTTTACCGCCTCAGCAGGAGAGTCAGCAGGTATTATCCTCTTAACAGGATCAACACTGACTCTCTTGCAGTGGGGTTATGAGATAATCTGGGACAAACACATTAGGAGTAAGTTACGCTATGCCTTTTCAAGACAACAAGGTAGAGTTGGTCGGCTGGTACGGTGGGGACGAGACACACGCGCTCTCGGCGTGGACGAGCACGAGCAGGGAGCTGTCGGAGGAGAAGCAAGCACGAATCCCCTCGCTCCTGAGAATGCTGGCAGAGAATGGACATGAGACTCCATTTGAAAAGTCGAACATCCATTTCCTTGTAACAACAGACATCGCAACACACATACAGATCCTCAAGAGCAGGATAGGCACAAGCTGCAATTCCGAATCTGCCCGCTATAAAGAGCTCAAGGACGACAAGTACTACCTCCCGAAGGACTGGCCACTTGAGGAGCAGGCCCGGTACATCGCTTTCATGGAGGACGCTCTCATGCGCTACCATGATACACTTGATCGTCTTGTCACGGGTGGGATGAGCCGCAAGCGAGCGAAGGAATCTGCTCGCTTCTACCTTCCATATGGTAACCAGATCACGGCCGATCTCATGTTCAACTGGCGCTCCTTCAACCACTTCCTGGGCCTGCGGATGAAGCCCGACGCCCAGCGTGAGATCTGCTGGCTTGCCGAAGAGATGCTTAAACAGGTTCGAGAGATTCCTGACAATCCGTTCAAGCACACGATCGAGGCATTTGGCTACTAGATTGTAAAACTTAGGTGCGTACACTAAGATAGATGCGTGTACGCACCTAAGTCACCATACAACCTGATCCAAGAAACAGTGCAGCACGATCCATGGCGAGTCCTGGTCGTCTGCATTTTCTGTAATCTGACACGGCGTCTCACTGCAGAACCTTACATGTGGGAGTTCTTTCGTAGATGGCCCACAGCACAAGATGCATCCAACGCAGATCCTGATGAGCTGCGATCGATGATAAGCATCTTAGGATTAGCAGACCGTCGTAGCAAGACGTTGATCAAGCTCTCGCAAGCATACGTGCAGTGGGACGGTGTCGATGTAAAATCTCTACCAGGTGTAGGAGACTACGCTGCTGCTGCATACGATATCTTCTGCCTCCACCAGTGGGCGCAGATTCCAGAGCCTAAGGACGGTGCTCTGAAGAAGTATTGGAAGTGGATCAACAATGTTCACGAATAAAAAGGAAAACGAAGTTGCCTGAGGGGCCTGAGGTCAAGATCGTCACTGACTCGCTTGAAAAGGCGCTGCTCGGTCGTACAGTAACTAAAATCATCTACCACGGAGGTCGTTACACAAAGCACGAACCTCCTGAGGGACACACAGAAATATCGTCTGTCCTACCCCAGAATGTGTCTGTTGTATCTTGCAAGGGCAAGTTTATATACATCACCCTTGAAGATGAGTGGTCAATCTGGAACACTCTGGGTATGACGGGAGGCTGGTCGAAGACAAAACAGAAGCACAGCCGTGCAGAGATCGTCCTCGATGGGGGTTCATCTGTCTTCTTCAACGACGCACGCAACTTCGGCACATTGAAGTACGTGCAGGGAAGCGCAGATCTCAGCGAAAAGCTGTCGTCGATCGGCCCAGACATGCTTGCTGAAGACGTCGCAGACACGCTGTTCATCTCACGTATGCGACGAAAGAACAAGCGGATCATCACAGAGAACCTCATGGACCAGAGCGTCATCTCAGGTGTGGGAAACTACCTGAAGTCTGAGAGCCTCTACTTTGCTGGCATCAATCCCGCTCGCGTCACACGTGATCTCACAGACGAAGATCTGACGCGTCTCAACGCGGTGATCAAGAAGACGATCCGGCAGTCATACACGTCTGGAGGCGCGACTATCTACACTTTCCAGAACTTTGAGGGTGAGAAAGGACAATACAGTAGACGCTTCGCTGTCTATAATCAAAGCAAGGATCCAGAGGGTCGTGACGTTCTAAGTTTCACATCTCCCGAGGGCCGGACAACATTTTGGGTACCAGAGGCACAAACATGACATACAGACTCTCAGATGAGACAATCAGCCAGATCGCAAAGCTCCTCCAGATCGCAATCATCACAGGCACAGACATCGTCGACAATCTTCGAACGATTCGCCTCAAGTCAGATGACGGCGAGTTTCTTGATCCAACTGCAGACTACCTCGACAACTTTGAGGCCAATCTCAATCGCATGATCGAGAACATGGCATCTCAAGATGACAACAACACAAACGAGTGAGAACGATGGACAAGCTCGATAAGATGTTCCAGATGCGTAAGGACTTCATGGCAGCTCTATCGGCTCATGTTCCTAATGCATATCCACAGCAACCTATCGATTTGAGTAGCAAGAAGTCACAGCAGCACTTCAGAGATCTTGCGCTACGCGGTGTTGAAGAGATCTTCGAGGCCCTTCAACACCTGAAGAATACAAAGCCACATCGTGTGACAGAGATCACTGAGCCGGTCGATGTCGAGTCTTTCAAGGAGGAGATGGTTGATGCATTCAACTTCTTCTTCACGCTGCTCATCTTGATGGACGTCGAAGCAGAAGATCTATACGACGCTTTCCAGAAGAAAGACCAGATCATCCACGATAGGATTCGGAACAACTACTAATGCTGTTTAAAACAATGATTGAGCGTCAGAAAGAGTTTTCTGATCTCTTCTTTGATTCCACTAAGTTTGACGATGCCAAGCGCGAGGAGATGACAAAGTCTTTCGCGCTTGCTCTTCATGCAGAAGTGGCCGACCTTGTCAGTTCGATCAACTTCAAGGATCACCACGCGAACAAGAAGACACCTGATCGTGAAAAGATTCTGTATGAGTCAATTGACACGATGCGGTATCTTTTCGCAATCATGAACACGTGGGGATTTAGTGCTGATGAGGTTGAGTCTGCATACAGTGATAAGGACACATACCTTCACACACGTCATAGAGTTGAAAATGAGAAGTGGGACGGGCGCCCTGTCCTAATCGTCGACATCGACGATGTGATTGCACACTTCAGGAAGAACTACTTTGAGTGGCTCGATGAGAAGTACGGGATAGTCATTCCTCAAGACTATCCAGAGTACTATGCATCAACACCGCTCAAAGAGAAGGGTGTCAATCCTGAGTCATCTTTTAAGGATTTCATCAGTGATAGAAAGCTTCGCACGATCGAAGTCATCGATGGAATGATCGAAGTCTTCAGAGAAGCAAGGCGTATGGGCTTTTGGGTCCAGCTGCTTACAGCACGTCCTGACCAGAATCTGATCTGCCTCTACGACACATATCACTGGCTTGAGCGAGCAGGCGTTCCTTTTGACGGGCTGGCGTTCAGCGGTGAGAAGTATCGCTGGATCGTCATGAGTCAGTTCTACGGAAAAGTTGCTGCTTGTGTAGACGATTCACCAAAGCACTCTGCCGAGTACGCAAATCACGGCTTGCTTGTACTCTCACCGACATTGTCGTATAATGATGCGTTGAAAGACGTAAAGAATGTTGTTCGTTATGATTCTACAACACAACTCCTGACTCATCTAACAAACCTCTACAAGGACTTTAAGAAGTAATGCCACAGAATCTTGACCTTCAGCCCATCACTCTCCCCATGGCAATCCGCTTCGGTGAGGAGCCTACCACCGAGTTCGTCAACAGTCTTGATGCTCTCAAGCTTGAGCTTGTTGATGCACCTGATCCCAAGTCTATCCGGCAGGCAGTCTACTGCTTTGTCAAGTCGACCTGGGCTGACCAGCACGTTCCTTATCGTGATGCGACCGAGGCAGAGCTCTCTAAGACACTTGAAGACGTCTTCGCAGGCCGGGCGCTTCCAGCAGCAATGGAGCTGATCGGCCTCACCTTCCTTGTGGGCGGCATCGACACGCAGACTGTGACCCATCTCATCCGACACCGCGCAGGCTCTTTCGCAGCACAGTGCACCGGTGATCGTTGGCTCTCTCACGAGCGCAGCCTTGTTCCCGGTTCTATTCAGAACAGCCCGGAGTTCTACGCACGCTGGCAGGCGCACGTCCAGGAGGCGAAGCAGCTTTACACAGATATGGTCGACTCCAAGCAGATCAGCCTGATGGATGCTCGTCACGTCCTTCCCAAGTGCCTTGAGACCTTCTACTACATGCGCATGAACATTCGTGATGCATTCGGTTTCATCAAGCAGCGTCAGGACAAGCAGATCCAGCCCGAGGAGGATAACATGCTTGCTGCTCTCATGGCACGTGAGATCCTTCGTGTCTTCCCAGAGGCGCACGTCGCGATCAATCTGCGTGAGCCTGCTTGGCACTACATCAAGACGTTCCGCAATGGTACTGGCACCAACCTCTACTGGCCTGACGAGGATAGCGAGAAGCATCTCACCTATCATCCCAACGACACGATCTACCAGGCGACTCGTGACGACATGAATGGAACTGCTGGCGGGGTCCCGCACTTCCGGAAGCTCTGGAACGAGACTCTTGCTGAGATTGACACGATTGTGTCAAACTACAAGAACAGTCGCAGCATTTAATACTTAAGCAGGCGCTTTATACTAAAGAGAAGGGCCTGCTTATAGATGTCAGCTGTTAGAGTTGTAGATGAACACCTCCTGTCACCGGTACTTGTGTACTCGGGGTCAGGAGGTGTTTTTCAAAATGAGCTTGTCCTCTCAACAAGCACAGGTCTAATCAAGACCGTCGATAGTGGAAATCTAAATCTTGCAGTTGACATTGATGCTCTTACTGCACAGTTTTCCAAGAAGTTTGTCAATGAGATCGTCTTCAATGAGCGTATCCCAACCTCAGACGCTTCTATGGGATTGCACTTCACGCTTGCATCGACTCCAACGGTCTCAAGCGAAGTCCAACTTTGGTTGAACGGACAACTCCTCACATACGGTGAGGACTATACAGTCACAGATCGTCTCATCGAGATGCTGACGCAGCCGATCACACCCGGCGACGTTCTGATCTCATCTTACTCGCGCCCCATCGTGATGAAGCAGTACGCGTTTGGAGAGCGAATCACAGTTGTAGACGGCACGGCAGCCTTGAAGAAGCTGCCAACCAGCGAGAACGATGTGATGATCTTCCTGAATGGACAACTACTACTCAGAGGCATGCTGCCAGGCGACAATGACTACAGCATTGCAGGTGGAATATTGACTTTCAACGCGACGATTGATTCATCTGACGTCGTGCTTGCAACTTATTCATATGCTTGATTTCTTTTTTGTAGATGTTTTCGACGTGAATACTTAGTAACAAGTAAACAACGTGGACAACATGACAACATACGAGACATCAGATCTCTCTCTTGCGGCTTTTCTGAAGCTGCGTGGCATGAAGCTTGTGAATGCGACAAAGGCAGGCTCAGGAAGATTCCAGTTTACATTCGAGGATGATGGGAGAGCCGCATCTCTTGTCATTGACTTCACAAACAGTGAGTTCTCTGCATACGACGCAAACCTGCGTGCGCTGAAGAAAGCCGTCAACTCTCGTGCAAAATAAATAAAAAATTGCTTGAATAAAGAAGCTGCTTCAAGCATATATAGACACGTCGTCGCGGCGCAAGCTGCACTTCGTTAGGGATGATGTTAGGGGACGTGCACGGTGACACGGTGTCCTCAAGCGCGTCAAGATTTTCTCTAATGGAGTAAAAAATGTCAATCACAGTATCAAACACCAAGCTCTCACAGGGCCAGATCAAGGGCACAGGCAAGTCCGACCTTAGCATCGAGCTCGCAGCAGTTGAAGGTGCAATCGCTGGCGCCCTCGGCAAGTCCTCATACGAGGGCGGCGCCGACATCACACTGGCAGACGTCGGTGGAATGATCGACGGTGACGCATCAGCAGGCATGTCCCTCCTCGTGAACGTCAAAGCAGGCGGCCACGACATCACGGGCGCCCACGAGATGGCAGCATCTGTCGGCAACTTCGCAACGACACACGCAGGCGCACTCGACGCAGCATCAGCAGTCATCGCAGGCAATGAGTCTGTCGGTGGCGCCCTGTCAGTGACAGGCAATGCAACAGTCGGTGGCGCTCTCGCAGTCGCAGGTACCGCAGCATTCGCAGACAGCGTCACAGTTGCAACTGGCAAGGACCTCACTGTCGGTGGTAACCTCTACGTCCAGGGCTCAACCACACAGATGGACTCAACTGTTGTCACAATCAAGGACAACAACTTCGTCATCGCAAAGGACAAGCCCTCTCTCGCAGGCGGTGAAGGCTTCTCACTCCAGAGCGACGCCGGTGCACACTACATGCACTGGGACGCATCAGGCAAGTGGGCACTCTCAGACGGCGCCCTGACCACCGACATCAAGCTCGGCGGTTCACTCCTCGTGGACGCAGTGGGTCTCCACGGCGACGCAACAAACGGCGTCCAGATCGTGTCAGCTGGCAAGGTGAAGGTCCAGGACAGCTTCATGGCTGCTCCTCTCGACTTCAGCAAGTCCGGTGAGTACAATGCAATCTTCGCAGCAGGAACCGGCTGGGCCGATCCTGCCGTCGTGGGCGCAAAGGGCCTCCTCGGCCTCTTCACATTCGTGAAGAATGCAGCACACAACGAGCTCGCAGCAGTCAGCGGTTCAGTCGATGCCACAATCAAGGCAGAGGCAGCCGCTCGCGTCGCTGCAGACGGCGTTCTCCAGACCAACATCGACAACGAGGCATCCGCCCGCGCAGCTGCAGACTCAGCACTCCAGACCGCAATCAACAATGAGGTCACACGTGCAACTGGTGCAGAGGCAGCTCTCAGCGGCTCACTCGCAGCTGAGGTCTCCCGTGCAATGGCAGCAGAGGCAGCTCTCAGCGGCTCCCTCGCCGCCGAGGTCTCACGCGCTCAGGCAGCAGAGTCCAAGCTCACAAGCGACCTCGCAGCTGAGGTGTCACGTGCACAGGCTGCAGAGGCAACTCTCCAGTCCAACATCGACACAGAAGTTGCAGCACGCATCGCAGCAGTCTCAGCAGAGCACACAGCAATGGTCGCAGCAGTCGCTGCAGAAGCTTCAGCTCGTGCAACTGCAGTCTCCGACGAGGCCGCAGCACGCGCAGCTGCAGACAGCAAGCTGACAAGCGACCTCGCAGCCGAGGTCACACGTGCACAGGCAGCCGAGGGTGTTCTCACCAGCAACCTCGCAGCCGAGGTCACCCGTGCAACTGCTGCAGAGGGTGTTCTCACCACAAACCTCGCAGCTGAAGTGTCACGTGCACAGGCTGCAGAGGCAACTCTGCAGGCTAACATCGACGCCGAGGCATCAGCTCGTGCAGCTGCTGTTACAGCAGAGGCAGCAGCTCGCGCCGCAGCAGACACCACACTGCAGGGCAACATCGACGCAATGGCACTCGCCATCAAGACACAGGCAGCACGTCTCTTCACAATCGTTCTTCCCGGCGACCTCGCCGCAAACAGCGATGTGGGAACATTCGCAAAGCCCGCAGGCAAGCTCCCCGAGAACTACGACCTCAGCCTCAACGGCCAGGTCATGATCGACGGTTCAGACTTCGCCTTCGTGTCAGGCAAGATCCAGTTCGCCTTCGACCTCAAGCAGGGCGACGTGATCCGCTTCCGCGAGTTCTAGTCGCATGCGGTTTAGGCCGCATGATCTTTGACTAGAGATCAAACTTGGGCCGCACACTTCGGTGTGCGGCCCATTTTTTGTGATATTTATATGATGGAGATTACAAGACATGATCAACATCATCGAGGGAATCGTCGCCATCTACGTGCTTGGCGCAGGCGCATTTGTCAGCTATAACGTGCTCGAGCTAAGCTCACTGCAGCGTCAGAATGATGCTACAAGAGACAAGAATGTGAAGAATGCGATAGTCTCACAGGTCAAGCAGATCGTCGGTGACATTCGTGGAACATGGAAATGGCCTGTCGTAGTCGTCAAAGCATCGATGAGCGCTATCAAGTGGGTTAAGACACTCTAACCGGAGACGTGAGAATGGATACATCACGCAAGCTGAGGAAGCTTACACACAAGCTGCGTTACTTGCGTGAGGAGCTCGCAGAAGTCGAAGAGATCAGAGAGCTCGGAAAGTGGGAGCTTAATAACGCTGTCTTTGAAGTGTTCGCTCGTATGGGAGCAAAAGTGTCGACGCCCAATCAGCCTGTAGAAGGAGACGGCGTCGACACACCTGATCCCGAATCTCCCACAGATAATCAAGATGATAGTCCAACCCCATCCGATCCTGACGTGAAGAAGCTCACAAGGAAGATCGCGATGAAGACGCATCCGGACAGGATCAGCAACCTTCCAGATGAAGAGAAGGAAGCGCTCGTTAGCTTGTACAGAGATGCTATGGACGCCGCACGTCAGGGTGACAAGGGACGTCTCATTGAAATCGCAATAGACCTAGACATAGAGGTCGATATTGAAGATGATGAGTGCACAACGTCGCTTGAGACACTTACCACTAAGATTGAGTCTAACATCACAGAGACGAAGAAGCGTCACGAAGTAGCGTGGGTCCACGCAAAGAATGATCTTGCAGTTCGCAAGACAATGCTCGCTGCAGTCGTCAGGAGCATGGGTCTCAGCCCAGATGACAGTCTATTGAACGATGTAATCCAGTGGGTGATCGCAGGATGCCCGGGTGGGACAAAGTACGTCAAGCAAGATAGACAGGCAGTCAATCCAAAGATCTGGGACCGCAGACGACCTGGAACTCGTCCTGAACGTATTAGAAGGTGATTTAAGAATCAAATGAGCACGTTAGAGTTCTCTTATGAATAAATCTACACTTGCATCTGCTCAACCCGTGATAGACTCAATCGTGAACACACAGAATGAGACTAAAAAATCTCTCGAGCACCTCGTCGAGCGCGAGACAATCGCACACGACGCTGTTAATGTTCTCCAGAAGAAGATCGTAGCGCTGATACGTGCCTATAGGAAAGCATGCATTGGAAAGTCAATAGAGGACCGAGAGGCAACTGCGTCGCTGACTTTTGACAAGATTGAAGAGACACTGACACAAGATGTCAGTTCACTTAGAGACAAGGTGTGGTACGATCGGGGTAAGATCGATGCATTCAGTGACACCACAGCAACAATTCAGTCGCTCTGGACACAAGCAGTGGCAGATGAAATCCGTGTTGAAGAAGTTGCAGCTCTCATCCTGAGCGGTGAAGAACCCAACAATGGAAAAGAGAGAAAGCCGGGAACCCGACCAGAGAAAACTGCAGTTGTGAGAAAAGCCCAGAAGATTGTTGCTGAAAGCCCACAAGAGGAGTAGACAATAGATGCCGTCGTCCCTGATCAAGACAGTCAACTTTGGAAAGACAAAGTCAGGACTTGCTGCATCTGTTGGATACCGTCTGATCGACAACACGGGTGCTGTCGCGCAGGATCGGACACAGACAGACGTCTATGAGACGTTTCCTGGAACAGGAATCTATGCATCAACTATTACTTTCACATCTGGATTCAAGGGAACGATCCTGTGGGACACGGGTGAATCAAATCCCGCATATGCAGCTGAAGATTTCAACGACACGGTCAATGGGTCAGCAGTCAGTCAACAGGTCGCAGATGTGACAGGTCGTGTGGGGGCAGTCGCAGGTCAGGTTGAGTCTGTGGCTGGGCAAGTGATCGACCTCGCAGACCAGATCAGATTCATCCGTGGGATGACAACAGGCCGGTGGACGCTCAACAAGAAAGACTCCACGATGACCTATTATGATGAGAGCGGTCAAAATAAGCTTGTCACATATGAGCTTCTCGATGAGAACGGCAAGCCCTCGATCGAATCAGTCTACGATAGACGCATCATCGAAGCCGTTCCAATGATCATGGACATCGCGATTGAGCAGCAGGTGTTGATGTCGCTTAATGTGACAGGCAGCATCATCTAATGAATGTCAAGTTTTCACCGCTGCGTTTTTTGACGCGGGGATTTGGTGGACCTGCTGCCGTCATCCTGACGGGTGGGCTTCTCACATTTCCAATCATAGTCGACGTCCTTCGTCGGGAGATCGGTAATAGATCACGCGACGACGAGATCGTCTTTGATGATGACGTCAACGTCTATAAAATAACTGCTGTGTTGAGAGAGATTAACTCGACACCGCTCAACAACGTCATCTACAACAAGATGACGAAGCTGATAGTTGAGAAGCGGATAGACATCAATGCAGCACTTCAGGCGACAACAGCGCAAAATACATCGCCGTACAAGATAGTTATTGGTGACTACAAAGTTGTGAGACAGACATGAGCGATATTTCACTATTCTTAGATCAAGATAATGAGCTGACTTTCAATGTGTCCATCGAGGGCACAAAGCCCGGTACACCTAAGTACCGTCTTGTCTTCGAGACAAAAGACGTCTCCTACGCATTCAACGGCACGCAGACAGCACCAGGCGAGGTGACAGTTGTCATTCCCAACATGAAGAACATACTGCGTGAGGGGAACTACAGAGGTCAACTTGAGGTCACGATCGACGACAGGTTCTTTGCTCCACTCCAGTTTGATGCGAGCTTTGAGCAGTCTGTCAGAGTGGTCGCCGAGCACGCATCAAGAATCGCTCCTAAGAAGGTCGGCGTGACCGCGTCGATCGTCTCTCAAAAGGCACCAGCAATTGTTCCCGCGCCTGTCGTCGAGGCACCACAGCGTCCCGTCCAGGCAGCTCCTGCACAGACACCTGTGATTGCAACCAAGAAGACACAGAACGCTGAGACAATCGCCGAGGTCGATGGACGTCCTATCACAGCAGACGATCTTCGCACACTCATTAGAAATGGTATGCGCAGCCGTTGAAAAGTAGCCTCCCTGCGACTATAATCATAGTGGAGGCTTTAAATGAACAACGTCTATATCGCAAGCGGTTGGTTTTCTCCTGAGTGGCTACAGGAGGTCGAGGACATCAAGCAGGTTCTAAGTGAGCTTGATCTTGCTTACTTCTCGCCCAAGGATTACGCTATCGCAGAAGCGACGGCGTCCACTGACACGCAGAAGCAGATCTTCGATGGTAATGTCGAACATCTTGACAAGTGTGACTGGATGATCTGCAACACACGAAACAAGGACATGGGTAGCATCTGGGAGGCAGGTTACTTCTACGCACGCAACAAGCCCATCGTCTACTTCTGCGCAGGTCTTCCACCCGGTGCTAAGTTCAACCTCATGCTCTCAGCAAGCGGAGTTGCGGTCTGCACATCTCTTGAAGATCTGCGAGAGTACCTCGCGCACAGCAAGCGCGAGGGTCGTCTTGTGACTCGCAACTACAGCGGTCTCATCGAGTGATAGGAAATGTGTGCTCCTGGAGGATAGTTATCTGCTAGGAGCACACATGCGCATGAATAGAAATGCCCTGAGGAATCTGATTCTCAGAGAGATGCATGATCACATGGTTGACATGCCAGAGATCGAGCCAGAGATCGTTGACGACAATGATGACGTCGAGATGCCTGACGAAGACGAAGACGAAGACGAAGATGAAGTAACAAGCGTCAAGCCTGACGGTGGCATAGACTACGAGGACTCAGGAGCATATGAAGAGGCTGGAATGATCAAGTCCAATCTCTACAACATGGCAAAGAAGTCTCTCGATCTACACGACAAGATCGGTGACAATGATGATCTACCTGAGTGGGTGCAGGAGAAGATTGCAGTTGCTTCATACATGATCGACTGTGTGCATGACTATCTCTGCTATGAGATGATCAAGGACGATCTCCACGAGAAGAAAGACGGACGCTCAAAGGCACGCAAGTACAAGGGTAAGGAGTACCACGCAACTCCTGCGATGGTCAAGGCAGTCAAGAAGGGTGCATCCTACAATCAGCTCGCAAAGCTTGCTAAGTGGGCCGATGAGCCTGCTGCTGTTGTTCAGGCTGCTAAGATTGTTGCAAAGGGTAAGCCTATGACACGCGACGACGAGGGTGAGCTTGATGAGGGTGAAGGCTGGAAGCCACTCCACCAGTCAACAGGCATCATGTTCTTCGAGGAGGACGAGGGAGCTGACTATCCAATGCCCAAGTCAAAGGCCAAGAAGCGCGGTTGAGGCAGTTAAATAGCCAGCGGTCGCTGGTGTAAACAAGAAACCTCGGTACTATAATGAGAGTATGAAGATTCTCATCACTGGTCACCGAGGTTTCATTGCATCCAACCTTCCACGAGCTTTTGCCGATCTCGACATCGATGTCGTCGATCCAGGACAGCTTCGTCTAACACATAAGCTGCTGACAGGAGAGCACTGCGTCTATCGAAACAGTGAGGACGATTGGGCACGTGAGCTTAAGCGTCTAAACGTGGATGTTGTGGTGCACAATGCAGCAGCTGTAGGCACAGACGTCGTAGCACTCAACCCTAATGAGTCGACGCTGACGAATGTGACAGGCGCGTACACAATCAGTCGCGCTGCTGAGAAGGTGGGAGCTGCTGTCCTCTTCCTCGGCACAACAGTGATCTATGATACCGATAGGTACCAGACATCTTGGATCGCAGAGCGTTCTGTCAACGGACCGAGGACACTTTACGGTTCTCTTAAGCTCGCAGGTGAGCACGTCGTCAGGTCACACTGCAGCAAGTGGTCGATCGTCCGTCCGCTCTTCTGTTACGGTGGCGTGGGTGACAACAACTCTCTGATTGCCAAGGGATTCTTCGGTGCTGCAAGCGGCAAGCAGCAGATCGACATGTTCCTCGATCCAAGCAAGATCAAAGACTACATGCATGTCGAGGACTTCTGTGACGCAGTTGCGACTGTGGTCGACAAGGAGCTCTGGAATGATGACTGGAATGTCGCCGCCGAGACGCCTGAGAACACAGGTAAGATCGTCGAGATGATGAGCAAGATCTCGTGCAAGGATCTAAAGGGTGTGGTAAAGTGGCACCCAGGAACCGACTACTTGGGTAACCATCGTCTAAGCTCACAGAAGTTCAGGGATGCATCTGGTTGGTCACCGCGGTATGACCTATATGGTGGCTTGGAAAAGTCCTGGAATGACATCCAGCGCAATCTGGGTTCAACAGATTATAATCCCCTGCGTTACCTGGAAGATGCCAAGAAGCGTGGCGTCGATCTCACACAGTTCTTCAACCGGTGAAATAAAAATAAACCTAGTGTGGGCGTGAAAGCCTATATAAGAATATGAGGAAAACATGCCCACACTAGTTATTAATCAATGTGTAATTTGTGATAAAAGTTTTGAAGTAACTTATAAAAAGCGTAGCCAGCAGACATGCGGAAAAGATTGTAGCTACTCATTACGCAGCCAGACAAGAAACACACAACATGCCCCGTTTGAAAAGATTTGTGTAACATGTGATAAGTCTTTTAACGACACAAGCAAGAAAAAGCTAGTTACTCGTTGCACAAATTGTATAAAGTCGGGAAGCGTTCAAAAAAGAAAAGAAAATGGTTCATACAGGCGCACAGATGCTCAAAATGATAAACTAAGTCAGACTCTCAAAGAAAAATATGCAAATGGGTGGAACCCAAACACTGAAGAGCATCGCGCAAAATTATCAATTTTGATGAAAGATCGTTGGCAATCGGGTGAAATGGCTGCGATGACACGAATTTCATGCCAAGAAAAGTATGGTGCAGATCATTGGACAAAGTCTAGCGAAGGTAAATCAACATTAAGCAAAATGTCTAGTGGGAGAAAATTCTCCACCGTAGCAAGACAGAATATGTCAAATGGGCATGCACGCAGCTTTCTCGCAGGAAGAAAATGCCATACTCGAGGAAAAGGCGGCATAAGACTCGATATCGGTTTTTATGTAAGAAGCCGATGGGAAGCAAATTTTGCCAGAATCTGCATCTATGAAAAATGGAATTTTGAGTATGAACCGTGCTCATTTGATCTAGAAGATCATAAATTCTATATTCCTGATTTTGTCGTCGAAGGTGAGTTCTATGAGCTGAAAGGTTACATGAGCAATTCTGCTAGAGAAAAGCTTGATATTTTCATGAAAATGTACCCAAATGTTTCGTTGAAAATCATCGGTCCCGTTGAGTATAATAATCTAAAGCTAAAATACCAACAATTAATTAACTGGGAAGAATAACATGTCGAATTGGAGCTCTGAGAAGCCGGTTCGTGCGCCTAGCCGGTTCGTCGGCTTGCATGCGCACTCCGGCTTCTCCTGAATAATCTACTATGGATGGACTCGGGTATCCTGCGCAGCACATTGATTTCGTCCTCAAGAACGGCATGGATGCCTGGGCACTGACTGACCACGGCAACGGTAGCGGACTCGCCCACGCCCACTCTCATGCCAAGAAGATGCAAAAGGCAGGACAGAAGTATCGACAGCTTAACGGCGTCGAGTTCTACTTCGTTCCTTCCCTGAAGAACTGGGCTATCCAGTATCAGGATCACAAGGACGCAGTTGCAGCAGCTCGTTCTGAGAAGAAGGCGAAGGAAGCCACTGACATCGACGCAGATGACGAGGCAGGTGCTGGTCACATCATCGAGAACGAGGATGAGACCAAGGACTCATCTGCACTCGCAGTCAAGGATGACGAGTGGAAGCGACGTTACCACCTGGTTGTCATCGCAAAGAACAAGCAGGGTCTCTCCAATCTCTTCACGCTGGTCAAGAAGTCATTCAAGGACGGCTACTACCGGTTCCCGCGTATTGATTTCGACATGCTCAAGGAGCACGGTGAAGGACTAGTGGTCAGCACAGCTTGCATCGGTGGCATCATGGCGAACCGTGTCCTCCGAGGCCAGGCGATGCAGAAGTCTGACGCAGAGATCCAGCACGAGCTCAAGAACCTGACAGATCGGTTCGTCGACGCAGTGGGCCTTGAGAACTTCAACCTTGAGCTCCAGTTCAACAAGCTTCAGGCGCAGCATGATGTCAATCGTCATCTGATTCAGCTTCACAGGAGCACAGGCGTCCCGCTAGTGGCGACTTGCGACTCTCACTATCCCACACCCGACAAGTGGAAGACACGCGAGCTCTACAAGAAGTTGGCATGGATGAACGCGAAGGAGGAGCCCAAGCCCCTCCCGACGTTTGATGAGCTGAAGTGCGAGCTCTATCCTAAGAACGCAGAGCAGATGTGGGAGGAATACAAGCGACATGTTCCTGAGCATGAGTTCTATGCAGGAACTGAGGAGTTGGTCCGAGACGCGATCGAGCGGACACACGACATCGCCTGGCAGCAGTGTGAGGACGTCTGGGTCGACACGAAGGCCAAACTTCCCGTCTTTGACACACCTGAGAAAACAGGCTTTCAGCAGCTTGTCGAGCTCGTCAGGACAAAGATGATCGAGATGGGCCTCCATGAGAAACCTGAGTATGTCGAGCGCGTGAAGGAAGAGCTTGCAGACATCAAGTACCTCGGGCATGCATCTTACTTCTTGACAATGAATAAGATCTTCCACAAGGCATCTGAGCGCACGCTCCTCGGGCCGGGAAGAGGATGTTTTATTCCTGGCACAAGAGTCAAGATGTCTGACGGTCTTTTTGTTGAAATTGAAAATATTAAAGTGGGTGATGCCGTAATCGATGCGTACGGAAATACACAAAGTGTTATTAACTTGCTCCGGTACGAGATCGATGAAGAAGTCATAACATTGACATTTGATGATGGAAAGTCTATAACATGCACCAAAGATCATGAGTTTCTGACACAGCGTGGTTTTGTTAAGGCATGTGAACTTACTGACGACGACGTAATCGCAGATGTTTAAGATTGTGACAACTTGTTGATCTACGACCGGGTACCATCATAGTTATACTTGAGGTATGACGAAATGCCTGCGAAGTATGACAGTGAAATCAAAGATAAGCTAAAAAATCTTATAAAGCAGCATGTCTTGATGATTGGTAAAGATTCTTTCGTAGAAGACAATGTGCTTGCATCTATTGCAAAACAAGAAGATGTAACAACTGACATTCTGTATCGAATGATTAGTTCAAAGAACTTAAACATTAAGAGATTTTGCTATCTTGATGACCTAGATGCAAACACACCTACTAAGATAAGCATAGTTTCAAACTGCAGCCTGTGCGGATGCTGCTACGCAATGCTTGTCATAAAGTTCTTAGGAAGAACTTATAAAAATAACAATCTGTGCCAGACACACTATGTTTCAAGTGTTTGTAAGACTGACACCTGGAAAAGAAAAAACAGCGATGCGCAGAAAATTGCGCAAAACAAGCAAGAAACAAAAGAAAAACAGTCTCTTTCGCAGAAGCGTCGATTTTCAAATGAAGAGATTAGAGAGCACTATAGACGTAACACAAAAGCGATGTGGGAAAACATCGATTATCGAAGAAAAGTTTCAAACGGTAATCGTCAAAAATGGGAAGATGCTGATTATGTTGAGCGTGTTACGAGTAAATCACATGGCGCATACCGATCCACCTACCAGGGTTATTATGAGGGATTGCGATATCAAAGTCTTGCAGAGCTTTCTTTCATCTTGTGGGCAAAAGACAACAAGCACAAGATAGTACGGTTCAATTTGCCGGGCATTCCCTGGGAAGATGAGAATCAAATTGAACGTCTTTATTTTCCTGATTACATCATCAATGACACGACGATCATTGAAGTAAAATCAGGTCACAAGTGCTATGGATTAGACCCAAATAATGTAAAAACAACGCAAGAAAAGTATAATGCACTTGTAAGATTTTGTAGCGACACGCACTATTCTCCAAGACTTGTCTTTTTAGCTGATCTAAACGATAGAAATATTATCAAAAGGGCAAAAAGCATCCATGAGCAAAATTGTCTCAAGAAAGTTTCACCACATGATGGGAACTGTCCATGATCTCACTGTAGAGAATAGTCATTCTTACAATGTCGAAGGTAAAGGCGTCCACAACTCAGCGCCAGGTAGCTTGATCAACTACATTCTAGGTGTAACGCAGATCGATCCTCTTCCATACGGTTTGCTGTGGAATCGATTTCTCGGTCGACACCGTTGTATGCAGCCTGATACGCTCGTCATTATGGAAGATGGCGTCAAGAAGATCAAAGATCTTGAGCTTGGCGACAAAGTTCTGACGTCATCAGGCACACATGAACAAGTTCTTGATAAAGAAGACGACACGAACCACACATTCAAGGCGACAATCAAGACTCCGAGACAAGATTTTGTGTGCTCACCTAATCACCGCTGGCTTGTCAAACGTGATGGTGAAATCATCGAAGTGCTTACGGCAGAAATCGTCAAGGGCGACAAACTTCTATTCCTCACAGGAAAGCCTGATGCTTAACGTGTCTTACGACGAAGTCGAGATTGATGAAATCATCTTTAGCGCATGCAATGAACAATTAATCGATATTGAGGTCGAAAATGATCACACATTTTTTGTCTCATCGACTGGGACCGACTTTGCGCTTACTCACAATACATCTTGGCCTGACATTGACTCCGATGCAGGTGATCGTGACGTTCTTATTGACGCGGCACGTGAGCTCTTCGGTGACGATGCAGTCATTCCTGTCTCCAACTTCAACACTCTGAAGCTGAAGTCTCTTGTCAAGGATGTCGCTAAGTTCTTCAATGTCCCATTTGACGAGGTCAATGCAGTCACTGGACCGCTCCAGGACGAGGTCATGCCTCACGCGAAGGATGATGACCAGGAAAAGTCAGTCTTCGTTCTGAAGCACGATGACTGCATGAAGTACTCACCTGCTTACAATGCGTTCATGACGAAGTATCCCGAAGTGGAGGAGCACGTTAATGCGCTCTTCATGGAGAATCGATCTATCGGGCGACATGCGGGTGGTGTTCTTGTGGCAGAACCCAAGGCTCTGGCTGAAGGCATGCCCATCATCGGTGTGCGCGGAGAGCTGCAGACACCGTGGACCGAGGGTATGAACTTCCGTAATCTTGAGGACAACGGATTCCTCAAGTTCGACTTCCTCGGCCTGACACTACTCAAGGACGTAGAGAACTGCATCAAGCGAATCTTGATCAAGCAGGGTGTGAAGAACCCGACATTCAGCCAGATCAAGGACTTCTTCGATGAGCATCTCAACTGTCGAACAGTCAAGCAGGATGACCAGCAGGTCTGGAAGCATGTCTACCACGAGGGTCGATTCGTTGGCGTCTTCCAGTTCACTGCAGACGGTGCAAGAAAGTTCTGCCTTGAGGCAAAACCCACGAACATCGGTGAGTTGGCAGCTCTGACTGCAATCTATCGACCGGGTCCTCTCAAAGCGAACGTCCATAAGCTCTATGTCCAGGCAAAGAAAGACGCCTCGAAGATCAAGTACGATCACCCTGTCATTCAGGATGTCCTTGGACCTACCTTCGGCTATGTCGTCTTCCAGGAGCAGTTCATGATGCTGGCGCAGAAACTCGCAGGTTTCTCGCCTGGTGAGGCTGACCAGCTTCGTAAGACTCTCGTTAAGAAGTCTCTGGACACGCTGGGCAAGAAGTCTTCTGAGAAGGAGGCAGCACGGAAGCAGTTCATCGATGGTGCGTTGGCACTTCATGGCGTGCCTGAGAAGGTGACTGGTCCTCTCTGGGACACGATCGAGGCATTTTCAGTCTACGGGTTCAATAAGTCTCACTCAGTCTCCTACGCAATCGACTCTTACTACGCAGGATGGCTCCACACACACTATGAGAAAGAGTGGTTGGCAACAATCCTGCAGTCTGAAACAGGTAATCCTAAGCTGCTTGCCAAGGCGATCAACGAGATCAAGCAGATTGGATATAAGTTCTCGCAGGTTGACATCAACTACTCGGGCACAGAGTGGACGTTCTCTGAAGAGATTCAGGCATTTGTTCCTCCGCTGACGTCAGTCAAGGGCCTCGGTGATGCAGCAGTTAGTGAGATCCTCTCTAATCGACCATATCGAGCGCTTGATGATCTCCTCTTCGACGCCGACGGTGAGTGGCGTCATTCCAAGCTGAACAAGAGCTGTCTTGAATCGCTAATCCTCACAGAGAGCCTCGGATCACTTGAAGAGTTCAAGACAGAGCGTCTCAGCAACCACAACCAGCTGCACAAGATCGTCATTGATAACTACGACACACTACGTAAGGGTCGAACCGGCATGACTAAGACCGCGACCAAGAAGTGGGTCAAGGAGCATGGAAAAGAGCCTGTCATCATCGACAAGCTGATCGAAGAGACTGCTGATGTCCAAGACTGGTCTCGCTATGAGAAGATCAGGAACTTTGTTGAGATCTTGACAACAGCATCAGAAGAGCTTCTATTCCCGCCGCCTGTCATGACTAAGATCGAGCGTTCTAACGTCCCATCAGCAATGCAGATCAAGCCCGGCCAGCGCGGCGTCGTGTGGTTCTGTGCCCAAGATTGGGTCAAGAAGCAGACCAAAAATGGAAAGACTTTCTATACGGTCCACGCAATGGACAACAACAGCGACATCGCGAGGATCCGCGCATGGGGCACATTTAAAGAGGAACCGGAGAAATACACTATGTGGCTTGCTGAGGTAGAATACGATGCAAACTGGGGCATGTCAACTTCAGCAATGAAGATGCGAAAGATCGAGGTGTGATTTGAAGTTCAATCTTAAGACAGTGCTTCTTGAGGGTGTCGACTGCAGTGGAAAGACCACACTATTTAGAGAGCTGCACAAGGCAACAGGATTTAAGTGGAACATCCACGATAGAAGCACACTTTCCATGCTTTGCTATGCAGTCATGTATGATCGTGATGTCACACACTGGAGAAAGCTCCTACAGGAGGAGCTAAGCGATCTCAACAACGTCATAGTTGTTCTGCAGCCACCAATCGAGGTGATCAAGACACGACTTGCTTCGCGAGGTGATGAGTTCCAAGATCTTGATTCTATTGTGAAGTTATATAACATCTTCGAGGCTGAGCTGACAAATCTCGGCCAGTTTCCAAATGTTCTTGTCAGTCGTCAGGCAAGCGCAGACAGTGAAATGATCGCAAGGTGGATACTCGGATATGAGCGGCAGACTTACAGTCGTCTTGCCGGACTTGTCTATGATCACGCAAAAGTGAATGTCACGGATGAGACGATCTTCCTAAAGATGTCATGGGAAGATGATGACTTCAAGACGCTGAGCACGAATGCACTTTTCTATGAGCCTGAAGTGACTTACTACGATGAGACACGGAACAAGCTTGTTGAAAAGATCGGTGCAGAGATTGATGGACGAAATGAGTATGAGTCAAAGCAGGGACTCGACTCAAGACGTTTTGTCCTCTCACAGGAATCCTGCATTTCCTATGCACACTTCATGTTCAGGAACGGCATTCTTCATGCAAACATCGTGTGTAGATCTTCAGAAGTGTCAAGAATCTTTCCGAATGACATACACTTTATCGCGAGCCTTGGCAAAGTTGCAAGAAGCGCAATCGGTCTTGATGATGATGTCCCGGTCAGGTTCCATCTCACACTTGACTCTGCACATGTAATCTTCCAGAAAACACATTAAACTTACGCGAGGTAAAAATGAAGAGAGCATTAGTGACAGGTGGCGCGGGATTCATCGGATCTAACTTGACCCATGCGCTTGTGAACGATGATTGGGTTGTTGATGTCGTAGATGATATGTCAAGTGGTCACCTTACACAGCTCGATGGACTCAACTATCGTGTTTTCCTACCTGGCATGTCTGAGATCTATGAGATGCAGAAGACACGCGGGAGTGATGAGGTCTTTGTGCATGAGTGCGATTTTTCTCACCCAGTCATTCTAGAGAAGATCGCTAGCAAGCATTATGACGTCGTCTTCCACCAGGCAGCAGTACCACGCGTATCCTACTCAGTTGAAGAGCCCGTTCTGACAACAGACGTCAATCTGCTTAGAAGTGTTGAGCTTCTACGTGCTTGCGTGGGTAATGTATCACGTGTCGTTGTTGCATCAACTTGCGCGGTCTACGGTGACACCGAATCGCTTCCAACGTCTGAGAACGCACCACATAAACCAAAATCACCGTACGCTCTCCAGAAGAGCACACTTGAGAAATACTGCACACTGTTCTCAGATCTTTATCAACTAGATACAGTCTGTCTCCGTTACTTTAATGTTTTTGGACCAGGTCAGTATGGAGACTCACCTTACTCAACAGCAGTTGCTGCATGGTGCGATGCAATCAAGAACGGTAGACCGCTTCGGTCGGACGGTGACGGTTCGCAGTCAAGAGACATGTGCTATGTTGATAATGTGACATCAGCAAACATCCTCGCTGCAAAATCTAACATGAAGATGACCGGAAATGTCTACAACATCTGCAGCGGTTCTAGAGTTGAGAATCGGCAGATCCTGGCGTTCTTGAAGGACAAGTTCACCTCAATCGAGGTAACAAGTGCGCCGTGGCGCCCGGGTGATATAATGCACACACAAGGAGACTGTTCGTTGGCACACAAGGAACTAGGTTATGAGCCCAGCATCTCTTTCTGGGATGGGCTTGAGAAGACACTCGCATGGTGGGAGATCAAGTGATGCGTGTTCCACCATCGTTCACTATCTTTTGTGGCCCAATGATGAGCTCAAAGACGACTCGTCTCATCGGTGCAGTCGATAGATTTAGATATCAGAATCAGCGTGTCATGGCATTTAAGCCGAGGATGGATAGGAGATATGCAGCAGATGAGATCAACACACACAACGGTGGAAAGCTTGAAGCAGTCATTGTTGGCACTGGCGATGAGATTCTACGTCACGTTGATCTATATCAACCAGACGTTGTAGCAGTCGACGAGGCATTCATGATCGATGGATCTGCAGATGCACTGATCAGGATCTATCGACAGGGTGTGTCTGTCGTCGTTTCATCAATCGAGATGTCTGCAAGCTGCAATGTCTTTCCAGAGATTGAGAAGATGCTGCCTTGGGCGACAAAGATCGAGAAGTGCACGGCAGTCTGTGTTGTGTGCGGCGAAGATGCTCCTTACACGCATCGCAAAGTGAGCGATCTTGCGGAGATCACTGTAGGTGGATCAGAGCTGTATGAGCCGCGCTGCTGGTCGCATCATGCGACTGCACGAGAAGCGTGATACGTTAATAACGAGGTAGTATGCTAGATCCAAACAGCGTCAATCTTGTTGTCTATCACGCGTCGTGCACTGATGGATTCGGTGCAGCATACGCAGCGTGGAAACTGCTTGGTGATCGAGCAGAGTACCATGCTGCAAAGTACGGTGAACCACCACCCGATGTGAAAGGTAAGAATGTTCTCATCGTCGACTTCTCTTACGATAATGCAACTACCAAGCAGTTGATATCAGAAGCGAAAAATCTCCTTGTTCTTGACCACCACAAGTCAGCGATGGTGGAGCTCCACGACATCTCCTGTACCCACTTTGACATGAGCCACAGCGGAGCGATGCTTGCCTGGAAGTTCTTCCATCCTACGAAGGATCCACCCAGGATGATCCGACACATCGAGGACCGGGACCTCTGGAAGTGGGAGATCCCGTACTCGAAGGAGTTTGCTGCTGCTTTCGACATGGTGCCGTTTGACTTCGAAGAGTTCGATAAATACTTGGATGACTCAGCAGTCGACAATGCACAAGAGCGTGGTGCCTATATCCTCGCCTACTCCAAGACTGTGATCTCTAAGATTTCAAAGCATGCATCGACAAGAAAGCTTGGCGGAAAAGACGTTCTTGTTGTGAACTCACCGCACTGGATGTCTGAGATCGGTAATGCACTCTCACCCAAGTGTGACTATGCAGTGATCTGGTACTATGATGGCGAAACACGACAAGTACGCGTAAGCCTGCGTGCTCATCACGATGATGCAGATGTAAGTGAAGTTGCAAAGCGCTACGGCGGCGGCGGTCATAGGAAAGCGTCCGGTTTTAGTTTGCCATCAGGTGTGAGTATCGAGTCTATCTTCGATCAGGAGTGAAGATGCGTCCAGGATGGGATGAAGTTTGGATGAACATCGCACGTGAAGTGTCCCGGAGGTCAGCAGACGATAAGCATAAAGTAGGTGCAATCGTCGTGACAGGTGACAACACACAAGTCCTATCACTAGGATACAATGGAGACCAGGCAGGCGGTCCTAACTGCAGGGAATCACAGCAAGATGGAGAGTCTGGATTCATCCACGCAGAGATGAACTCTCTTATTAAGCTCGACTATAATAACCTTAAGACACGCGTGATGTATGTGACCCTGTCACCATGCAGAATGTGTGCAAAAGCGATCGTGAACGCAGGAATAAGTGAGGTTGTCTACGGTGATGAATACCGTGACACGACGGGCATCGACATCCTCATCAAGTCAGGCATCAAGGTCAGGAAAACAACCTAACTGAACTGGATATGTATAGAAGATGCGAAAGTTGACACCACAAGATATTAATAAGCTCATCAACAAGACACAAGCACGGATTGTCCTTGAAAAGCTGACCGTCAAGGTCGGTGACGACTATGTGATCGATCCCGGTCTTAAGATTAGAGATGTTGCTTCAAAAGTAGTATACACAGTATCAAGCCCAGTCAAGGTAGTCGATGGCGGCTGGAGACTTGAAATCGAACGTGTTGACCAGGACGGCAAAACCATCCGCACGACCATCTCGCAGGACGATGCGGATAAATACGAGATCGTGTAATGAGCAAAGACATCACCAAGATTGTTAGACAGACACTGGGGATCGAGAGCGCACCTGTTGCGCTCAGTGAGGCTCTTGTCACAGATCCAAAACCATTCAATCTTTCTACTGAGTTCCAGAGCGCTTCTGCTAAGCGTTCACACTTTGAGCTCTATGAGAACTACATCAAGGCATTCAACCGTGTAAGCGCCGAGCTAGATGGTGTTGATCGTAGCGACGTGAACTCCAACAACAGCGTCTACAGGTCACTGAAGATCGACGAAACATATAACATGAACGCGATCTTCCTCCACGAGCTCTACTTTGCAAACATCAGTGATATGCAAAGCAAGATCACGATGGATTCGCTCTCATACATGCGACTCCAGCGCGATTTTGGTTCATTCGACAAGTGGCAGGAAGACTTCCTTGCATGCTGTCAAGCATCACGTTGTGGATGGGCAGTCACCTACTACAACCTGTACACACAGACTTACATGAACGCAGTCGTTGACCTACACAGTATCCAGATCCCAGTAGGCTGCTTTCCTGTCATCGTCATGGACGTCTGGCAACATGCTTACTACAAGGACTACCTCCGCGATGTGAAGACATACAGCATTGCGATGATGAAAGAGCTGAACTGGACAGTCATCGAGGGACGATTCAAGCAGTCTGAACGCCTTGCACAGGCACTGAGGGCATCATGAGAAAAGGCGCACGTAGACGTCAGCAGAAGCTCTTTGAGCAGGATGAGATCGAGAATGTGTCTGTCGCTGACAAGATGACAGCAAGCACTCGCCTCTCACTTGACTCTGTCGACGACCAGATCGACTCCTACATCATCAAGTTTGAAGCAGAAGCTGCTGATGCACTTGACAAAGATGAAGAAAAGATCTTTGAGGCACTTCGGAGCTTATCTCTGTACGGTATCCTGTATGAGCAGGATGAAGCACCCACGGATCTCTTTTCTGGTGAACCTGCAGCTGCTCCTGCAGACGATGACGCGCCAGCTCCTGAAGACAGCTCTGACATGAAGCCTGACATCAAAGCTGCACCACTTGTTAAGACCCCAATGGACATCGACCTCTTCACCAAGAAGCTTGTGAGACTTGTGATGAACAACAAGCGCATGCTTGATGTCGAGTCAGTCATAATCAACAGGGCAATGCTCTTCCTGAAGAAGAACTACAGTCAGGAATATGTCGACCGTATGAAGGACGTCCTCGACACGCAGTTCGACTTCAACATGGACGGCTCAGAGTTCTTCTATGCACCTGACGCACCAGGCTCAGAAGGTGCACCGACTGGTGGTACAGGCGGGACATGAAAAAGCAGATCGACACGCAGCGTCTGATCAGTTTTGAAACAAAGAAATCTGTCCATATCAACATACCTCGAGAGACGCACGGTCTAGTCAGGTCGCAGTGCTTTAAGTACGGCCTGACTATGCAGGACATCTTTGAGGAACTTGCACAGATGATAGCAGCTGAGAATCCTGATGCGCTAGAGCTGATGGAGAACTTAGCAATGAAAAAGAGAGATGCATCTATAAAACGCCTTTCAGCATCTGATGCCGAGTCTATATTCAACATAATAGAGCACAACAACCCACTCGCAGACGGATGATCTCCTTGTTCAATAAGCTACGTTCAATCTTCACAACAGATGATAAGCCGGATCCTCTAAAGCTCGTAGAAGAACAGTTGAAGATCGCAAACGGTAGGATCGACCTCCTGGAGAAGAAAGTTGTAGACTATGAGTTGATCTTGTATGATCACCACAAGACGATTGCCTCCATAGCATCAATACAGACGAATCTTCTGTCTGAGCTAGACCGTGCTTTAAAAGAAACAGCTGTAAAGAGAAGCAGATCTCGATCATTCACATCATCATCAAAAGATGATGATTTCATAAACTAGCTTTACTTTTCGCAAGATATATTTATCTGCAGAGGTTTATAGATGCAGATTGTCGTCAAGAAACGTGTTCTTGAGGAGATGCTCGACCAGGTCGTGCGCGAGGTCAGCTCCTTCCAAAGTGTTAGAATCGATGAGATTCCTGCCAAGATTGATGAGGATGATGCCATCAAGCCAGAAGAGCAGATGGCAACTCAGCTATCACAGCAGAAGCCTAAAGTCGATGATCCTAACTACAAACCTGTCAACACAGCTGAGCTCACTAAGGCAGCTGCTGCTGTTGCTGAAAAAGTTCCTCAGGACAAGACAGACTTCTTCTACAAGGGAATGAAAGATCTTGCGCAGCGTGCGTCAGATAAGTCACCTGGACAGCTCTCAGAGGATAAGATGACACAGATTCTTTCTTATCTTCTTGATAGAGAAGTCAATGTTGTAGAAGCGAAACGCTCCAAGGACTCTGAACCCATCCCATCAGACGTTGCAGTCGCGTTAAAGGCCTCAGGAGAGAACACACAGCAGCTTATGCAGCAGTTTGGCGCTGAGGCATCATCACTCCCAGCTGCAGTTGGCAAGAAGCGTCTACAGCCCATCGTGATGGGTGCCGTAAGGTCGCTCATCGACAAGATCGCAAAGGCGCAGGGCGTAGAGTTCAAGCAGGCAGCAGACTTTGCACCTGTCAAGGCAGATCTTCTGAAGCCCGGTGGCATTGAGGTCACACGTGGTGCAATCAAGCTGAATGCGATGGGGATTGATAAGACAGACACGGGTATCAAGTTCAATGTTGCGAATGTGTCTAATAAAGATGTTGAAGACGTCGTTAGACAGACAATCGAGCAGAACTTTGACGACCTCGCTGAGTACCTGGCAACAAGCCACTTCCTGGGCGATCCCACAAGCGGAATCAAGCGGTTCAAGAAGGGAACACTGGCAACCGAAGCAGCAGATAAGGCAAAAGATGTCTTTGCTCAGCTGGGCAGCCAGCTTCCTGACGACTCTTACGTTTCACCTGAGTCTTTTAAAGACTTCGTCGATGAGCTGATCACGTTCGTCACAGACGATCTCTCAGGCACTAACACATCATTCTCTTTTACTTTCCCAGACGTGTCGATCAAGTCGAAGAAAGTTAAGAAGGATGGCACCAGCGAAGACGCTGTGTCACAGCAGGTCGTCATCAAGTTTGACGACATCGGTGAGATCCTAGCTAAGCTTCCAGAAGAGATCAGTGCTTACGGACGCAGCGACATGTCTGTCACGGGTGTGACAAGAGTCGGTGAAAGGGTCAAGGCTGCACAGCGTCTTAAGACCGAGCTCGCCAACGAGATCGAGAACGTGAAGGAAGAAATCGTCGACAAGTTCTCATCTAGTCGAGCACGTGGGTTCGTGGCAGGCTCAGAAGGACGCAACCTCGCGTCAGATCTTCTTCGTCGATTCGGCGGAGAGCGTTCAGACATACCTGCCGAGAAGGTCCACCAGATGGTGACAGACGTGGGTCGTGAAGCGGGTGAAGAGGGTGTGTCCCCAGAGAACATTGAGAAAGTCCAGCACGCTGCTCTCACACACTACGACGTCCTCAGCAAGGGCAAGCTAGAGATGCGTCGCCAGCTCGTGGACGCATTTACAGGCAGCTTCTTGGACAGTGCCATCTTCCTCGCAGCAAAGAAGTTCGATGATAGCGCAGAAGTCAGCAAGAAGTTCCAGGCTGCTGCAGACAGGCAGATGATGTCGCTTGACGGCCCACAGTTTGACGACCTCTTCGACCTCTACACGACAGTCCTCAAGATGTTTGGTGAGAAAGATTCTACTAACAAGCTCTTTAGAGCTTACGAAAAGATCTTGTCAAATCCAGACTTCCAGAGCTTCGTCGCTGAGAAGGGTCAGACAGATGTGTCCGATCTGAGCAGAGCTACGACCGCCCTGTTCGACAAAGACAGCACACTGATCCACATCCTCAACCTTGCTGCAGAGTTTGCCAGAAAGAAGCTGCGTCAGCCTGCGCTTTCACAGCTATTCATCGGAAAGACCGATGATGACCAGTACAACGTTGCGAGCATGTTTGCCGATGAGTGCGAGAATATGATAGAGTCAGCTGACAGCGATCCCGTGGTCGACAAGCTGATCAATAAGCTCGCAGACATAATGGACGCAAGCGGCATGGGTTTTGTTAGAAAGGCACCTGAGAAGAAGAAAAAGGCAGACAAGATGACAGAGGCAGCGCTTCGCAGTATAATCAGAAACGCTATCCGCTGAAGTGAGACACCCATGAGCTTTGCATTCAAACTACCCTTCCGAGAGGACGGTCTACCGATCAAAGTTGAGCAGAGCACTTGGGCCCACATCGACGACGGAAGGAGGATGAGGAAGACCTATGAGTTCACAAAGTTCAAGGCCTTCCACTCCTTCGTGTCAGAGCTGCTTGTCAAGATCAGGCAGATGCAGCACGAAGCTGACCTGCACATTGTGGGCATGAAGATCACAGTCACGATGCAGACTCAAATCATCGATGACGTGTCTGATCTCGATCTTGAGCTATCAAGGTTCTGTGATGAGCTGTTTGAGGATGTGAAGGGATACTATCGCATGGAGACACTGTCACATGATCTTAATGAGTGACGATCTCACTGATAGAATCATTCTAGAGCACGATGAGGAGACTGTGACAGATGCTTCTGTCGCAACTGCCACATTCTGGTTGGGCAGCGAGAGATTGATGACATGCCCGCTCACCAGCTTCACGTTCACAGGAAGACAGATCAGGTTCACGTTCCCATGTGTGCCATCGACCGCTTTAGCGCTAGCAACCACTGCAGACACAATCAGGTGCACTCTCGCGTCAGGATCTCATACGCTCGACTACGATGTCAAACCTGACGAAGTGACGTGGGAAGGCGTGGAAGGAAAGCAGATGTGCACGATAGTTACTATGATAGACAAATCTAGGAGTGCTACATGAGCAAGGACTTTGACTTTGATAAGTTCATGCAGGACATTGTTGAGAGAGAGCAGCATCAAGCTGAGCGCGTCATAGACTGGCAGCGCGATCAGGATACACACCCATCGCGGATCTACAACAAGCTCTACAGAGAGCTCCCACAGAACCGCACACACTGGAGCCGATGATGAGCAACACCATCAAGATCAAGAACGCAAAGCAGCTCTCACAGTTCCTCCGAGTCCTCGCTGAAGAGAGCGTCAATGCTGCTGTTGTCGACATGGGCGATGAGGAGCGCCACCAGAAGAAGGTCGCAGGTGCGACAAAGCGCGACTTGGGTCGATTCATGCGTGAGCAGGATGCAGCTCCCGGCACAGACCCCGCGGCAGCACCCCCAGCTCCTCCAGCACCACCCACTGATCTCGCATCTGAGCCTGCTCCAACACCAGACCCGGCACCTGCTGCTGCTCCAGCCGCAGCAACACCCAGCCAGCAGGAGCCCTTAGAGCCCTCCTTCGACGCGATGACCCGCGCGATCCTGGACCTTCGCAGCGGTAAGTCAGTCAAGGACAGCGCCATCGAGACCGAGCTCGAGAGCTACTACGATCGCCTCACAGACGCTGAGCGTTACGCGATGATCATCTTCCTCCGTTCACTGTCTGGGATCCTCACTGGGAAGATGACAGGTGCACAGGCGACAGATCCAAGCGACTCACCACACAGCATCACGATCACACGGTCAGCTGAGGCGGGTGCACCACCCGCTGAGGCACCACCTGCAGCGCCTCCAGAAGCGACCCCCGCACCTGAGGTGCCTCCTGCACCAGAGGCACCCACTGACCTCTCTGCAGCACCTGCAGGTCCCATCCAGGTGGGATCTCCAGTCACCGAGGCGTTCCGTGAGAGGATCCGCCAGCTGATCCGCTCAAATAGGTGATCTGTTGCCTCGGCGTCCAGAGCACTACGGTTCCTTCCAGTATCTCGAGGAGATGGACAAGATCCTCAGGGACCTGGATGAGCTGCGTAAGTGCATGGGTAGAGATGAAAGAAAGGAGCGGTTCACAGTGTCACGCGCGATGGAGAGCATTAGACATCTGCGTGGTAAAGCGCACCGCCACGGTTTAAGAATCGGCCTGATCGAGGAGGAAGGGAAGTGAAAAGAGCGATAGCAGACCACACAGCCTTGCGCGCCGTCATCAGGGGCATCCTGAGAGAGGCACCCTACCAGTCGTCGCAGCGAGTCGTCCTGCAGCCAGTGAGATTCAATGGGCCGTCGATCAGGCCGTTCCTCACAGCAGCAGGGGCTGCAGGCCTGATGGGTCTCTACAGCTGGATGCAGGGTGCGTTCGCGTGCTCAGATGGGTACTCAAACTATCCGCTTGTCGACACACCCACAATCTACGAAGATGCGCTGAGCGCACAGGCGTGGCAGGGTGACATAGCAACACGTTATAACGCGCAGTTCGATCCTAACGCTATCACGGACGGAGCACCCACGTCAGATCTCTCACGTGCGCTGGGCATCTACACTGCTGTAGACACAGCTGCCAAGACCTGGCCCGCAGGAACTGGTGAATGGGCCGGCATGACCCAGTCACAGGGCAGCGTCAAAGCGCAGACGTTAGCAGTCCTCAGCATGTATTCAAATTGCGCAGTGAGCATACTTGATCCCCTGATCTTTAAAGAATCAGGCCCGCCCCAGGAGTTGAAGACCCGGGACAGCTACATCAAGATGCTCAAGGACATCGTCGAGAACGTGCACAGGACGTGGACAGACGGCATGGCAGAGCAGGGTGGCACGCTCTCTACGCGATTCCAAAGCGAATCGGCTGTAGTCAAGAAAGCTTTTTCAGATGCAACAAAGGTCGAGCAGAGTTCCTACACGAACGTCATTGCTGCAATAAAATGACTCTTGTCGCGTCATAGATGACGTCCGCGCGATTTACGCCGCTTCCCTGTGTCTAATATTGACATTATGAGCAACAAAAATCAGAATAACTGGATCCCAGAGATCGTCTATGAGGAGATGGAGGGCGGTGGGTCCTCCAAGATCCCATTCATCCACGTTCCCACAGATGTCGAGGACCCGCCCCTCCTCTTCCTCTTCCTCACTCGACAGACGGGTGAGATCGAGCCCGGGCCAGAGGGCGAGGACATCCCAGTCGTCGACATGGTCCTCCACCAGTACATCGACATGCAACGTCTCCAGGACTCGCTCTCTGCGGAGGACTTCGACAAGGTCCGTGCCGCTGTGGGACTCGAGCGTCGTGCTTCGGCAGCACAGAAGGGCAAGGCACTCACTGATAATGTGCGTTCCCACGTGGAAAGATCACGCTCTGCGTGATACATAGAATCAGAGGATCATGCCTATGTTCGACATCAACCGCATCTGCCAGCTTGCAGGCCTCGAGGCACCAGCCGGCTCAAACATCATCCGCGAGGGCAAAGCTGCACCTCGCAAGACACTCAATGAGTCAGCCAAGGGCGACCTCGACGTCGTCTACGAGATCGACGACCGCGAGCTCATGGCAGAGGCAAAGCGCGCCGAGAAGAACCTCCTCGAGCACGACTTCCGCCTTGCAGTCCGCGAGGAGATCAACCAGATCCTGAACGGTCTCGAGCACGGCAGCCGCTGGATCTACGGCACCAAGGAGAACCAGCCCAAGAACAGCCGCATGGGTCAGGTCGTCCGCGGTGGCCTCGGCATCGGCTTCAAGTAATCTTCTTAGTTGAACAAGTCTGACCGACTTCGTAATATGCGATCATGCAGAACTACGAAGTCGGTCAGATTGTTTATCTTCTTATCAAGGGCGAGATGAAGGTCGTCCCAGTCCGCGTCGTCGAGGCGATCACACGTCGAAGCCTCGATGGCACCTCGGTCACTTACATGGTGCAGTTTCCAACGAAGGAGCGCACTGTCGTCGATCTATCAGAGGTCGATGCAGAGCCCTACAGCGAGCTGAGCAGGGTCCGTGAGGTGATGCTTGAGCGTGTCACAACCTCGATCGAGAACGCTATCAAGCGGACAGAGACGATCGCTCGAAGCTTCGCCGCCGCAGCAGCAGACGCCGCCTGACCCGTGCGCGTCCTCCTCGACGTTGTATGATGGCTGCAGGAGGCAATATGCGGCATCTACTTCTCGACGGCTACAACCTCATGCACCGCGCCCGATTTGGGATGAGGAACGGCGAGCACTACGTCATCTTCAACTTCTTTCGCTCTCTTCGACCGCTGGTCGAGCAGTTTGCACCCTGCAAGGTGACGCTCTTCCTCGAGGGTGTCCCGCAGCACCGCACCAGCTTGGACGGTGCATACAAGGGCAACCGAGTCACCGAGCCAGGCACCAAGCAGCACGACGAGCTTGTTGAGTTCCGCAAGCAGAAGCGGGTCATCCTCGACCTCCTCAAGTACCTACCTGTCGACATGGTCAAGCATGAGCACCTCGAGTGTGATGACGCGATCGGCAGTTGGGTCCTCGCGCACCGCGACACCGACGAGTGCGTCGTCGTCTCCACAGACACCGACTTCATTCAGCTGCTTGGTCACCCGAACGTCAAGCTCTACAATCCTGTTCGGAAGGAGTTCGTCGAACCCGCTCCCTACGACTACGTCCTCTGGAAAGCTCTTCGCGGCGACAAGACAGACAACATTCCTGCAGTTGAGGGGATCACTGACGGTAAGGCGACCAAGATCTGTGCCGACAGCAAGCTCCTCGAAAATCTTCGGTGCGATCCAGACAAGGCGCAGCAGCTTGATCGTAACCTGACCTTGGTTGCCTTCAAGTACACCGAGCTAAATGATCCTGGGTACAGCAGGGTGCATCCGTCGGTGGATTATGACGCTCTCAAGGCTGCGTTCACCGACATGGGATTCTACTCCATGGTCAATACGACCTCTTGGCCTAAGTACTGCAAGACGTTCGACTCCGTATACAAGTGACCCTGTCTGCTTACTTTTAGGGTATGAACGCACTACCCGA